CCTGATTAGGCAGATAAACATACAGACCAAAAGCAGCAGCTCTAACTCCACCGTCATCAGGGTAGCCTTCGTTTGAAACAACAAAAATATCTTCGACTATCGCAGCGTCCTCAGAAGGTACGTCGCCGACTCGCACCAGTTGGATTAAATTCGCAAACTGAGTATTTACAGCGTCAACAGTGGGAGTTGCACTGGTGATCTTTGCACCCCTTAGAAAGGGGCGATCGACCATCATTGGTTGTTTGTTTGTAGAGGTCGATGCCACTTTAAACTCCTAATTGTTTGTAGTTTAATTCAAGACTAATAAAATCACTGACCCATTTGTCTGAAGAAACCAGTAGAGCCAGCCATCCGGGGCCTGAACTGCTCATCCACAAACTCTTCAGTCCGCTGTAGCTGAGGGCGAAGAATCGGTCGAGCTGCATCAATAATCTCATTGTTTTGTTGAGCTTGAGCTGCACCTTCTAAGGTTCCCTCCATCTGCTCCGTGGAGACATTTGCTGCTGCAGCCAAGGCTTGGCCTGTAGCGTTTGCAAGATTGTCGTCACCAAGTGCGCTTCCAACAGTTTGAGTGGTGATGGATTCACCGGTCTGTTCACTCATCATGGGATTGGGGCGCTGACTCTGACCACGCATCATCAGTTCATAAGCAAGCGTGGGGTTTGAAGCGACAAAAGCAGCGATGTCTGCTTCTGACATCGAGGGAGTTGCCTCAGCAACAGCTCCTTTCATCTTCTCCGTAAACTCACCGCCTTTCATTGCGTCGACAAACCGTTTGCGGTCGGCGTAGTAGTCAGCGATGTTTGAGTAACTAGAAGGATCGCGCGGAGCCATGGCGCGTGCTCTTGCTCCTGCTTCTCCAGGACTTTGTTGCATCGCAGTCGTAGCACGACTGATCGACTCATCTACAGCTGCAGCTTCTGGACCCATAGGTTGCTGTTCTACAAACTGTTGTACTTCCAATCGAATAGGATCAGTTTCTCCCGTCGCAGCCACAGAACCAGTAGCTGCTCCTTCCTCAATTGACTCAGGTAAATCAGCACCACTATCCATAGGAGTGGGAACTGCCGGATCTTGTCCTTGCATCATCAAAGGACTCAGAGCTCCAATGCCTGCTGAGAAAATGGCAGCTCTAACCATTGGATTGCTGAGATCCACTTGGTTGACACCTGCAGAGCGCATTGTTTGCGGTAAGGCCATTGGTGACGGAACTTGAGGAGCTCGTGAAACACCAGGAGACATTTGCTGCATCATCTCCCGAGTCACGCTTGGCTCTAGATCTAATGCGCGTTGACCTTCAGAACCTCTGAATCTAGGAAAGTCAGGAGCATCACTCACATCTCCGACACTCTGACGCATCGAGCCTGCAACAGCTTCTGCACTTTGAGAGCTTCTACTTGGGCTATACATTTGCCCACCTCTGCCCGGTTGGGTAAAGGGAATACGAAGCTGATTTCCTGCTTCAAAAGGTTCTGCGGCACTCGGAGCTGGGGGAACATCCTGTCGAGCGGTGGGGTCACCACGTCTAACGGTGTACTCTGGCCTGCTGCCCATGGGGCGAGCACTCGGCATTGGGACTTCAACAGGCTCAGGACGAGGAGCTGGTCCAGTGAACTCAGGTTCAGGCGCTCGTCGTGGCGTTTGAGGGAGTTCCCTGACGCCCATGCGGATACCGCCTTGCTGTCGCATCGCGTCTTGGAGAGGACTTCTTGGAGGCGCTACAGACTCAAGCAGCTGGCGTGTGCCCTGCTTGCCTAACATTTGATTTAGACCCTCTAAAAAAACACGGGCGTTACTTTCGCCCATGCGTAATAATGCTGAAATCCCCTGAGCTCTAGACACAACAAAATCTAACGCTAGATAAATTTAGTTTAGCGCCAATTTGCTTGGAAATATAGACGATCAGATCGTGATACATCAGGAGGTCCAGGTATTGCTTGAATGAACTCACCGCCTGATCTTTCGAAGCGGTAACGCGACGCCACGGGGTCTCTATAGTTTGCAACGTAAAGCATCTGGGCCAACCGATCGCATTCATACATATAGTTTTCTCTCCAAATTCTTGCAGTTTCTCTTTTATCTTGGATGTTAATAGAACGACTGACGTCTCCTAAAATCGTTTCTTGTCTGCTTGTGGCCCTACCGTCAGCTAACTCAGTGAATCTTTCAGCTTCTTCACAACGCTCAATCTGCTGAACAATTTTGTCGTTATAAAACTCACTAGGAATGCTATTGCAAGCTTCCACTAACCTGGCGTAATCTCCAGCGGGAACAGTGGCGATGTTATAAGCAAGGTGATAAGCGACACGGCTAAAGTTATAGTCATCAAGCTTATATCCAAAAACCTGTGCAGGGTTGCGCGTGATCTGATTGATCGCCGCATAAATTACTTCACGCTTCGAAGCATCGGTAGACGTGGCGTTAAATGTGACACCTTGTTGAGCTAGATAACTTTGAATCTGCTCGAGTTCACTTTGCGTTAATTGAGCCACGATCTAACAGACATATAGCTTTATTCTACGTAAACTTCACCGGTCGAAAAGACTTCGTCCCAGTCGATCCTTTTTACTGCCTTCAATTGATCCAGTTTACTGAATCGTTCTCCAGGCAAACCCATCTTCAACTCAATAATCTCTTTTGCGGTTTTGATACCGACTCCAGGAAGAACTTGAGTGAGTCCTTCTGCTGTCAAGGTATTAAGGTTCACCCGGTTGTCCGTAGGCACCTGAGGTTTGACCACAATCGGCTCTTTTTTAGTAGATGTAACTTTTCTCCGGTTGCGGCGAGTGCGAGCAGGACCTTCGTCGGAACCGCCTTCAACAGCAACAAGCTCCTGGATTTGATCTTTGTGAGCGTAAAAGACTTTACCGCTTGTGTCAGATTGAACCATCATGTACTCACCCTCATCGTGAATCGATAAGACGGTGACTTTGATGCCGCTAGGGCCGTAAATTTTCGTAGACATGGCAGTCACTATACGAGCACAAGCTTAAACCAGAATAAGTTAGAATGGTAATTATCGAAAAAAGAAAATGGGACAACCCATACGTATGGCGGGCGGGGGCAAATTTAGAAAATTTCTCAGTAAACTCCCTTTTGCCGGGGACATCATCAATGTGGGTCTAGAACTTGCTAACCCGCAAGAAAAAGATATCATTCAAAAATTAAAAAACGCAGCGTTTGTCGGCGGCGGAGGTCTTGTAGCTTCAGGACTGACTGGCGGCGCTGATGCTATCCCAGCATTCATGGAACTAGCCGGGGTTCTTGGAGAAGATTTTGGAGCTCCAAAAGGACCCAAAGCTGTTAATGACGCTTTCACAAAAGCGCCAGCTCTAAACATTGAGCACTATCTGCGCTTAGCCGCATACGGTGGACGACACAAGCCCACAGAAGAAATCTTGGAAGCTGCCGGTCATCCAGGTGGATTCAAGAGACAGATTGATATACCGAGACCTAGCGGTTTGATTATGCCTCGGTTCTAATTTCAATCCCACCGGATATCGTGTTCTTGATCCATACGATACGAAAGTTTATCTAACTCGTCTAATCTCTTTGCCCAGGTGTCGCCACCGGTTTTTCCTTTGAGAGGGTTGAGACATTGAGGCGATTTGGCAGTATTACAGACTAATCCAGCTAAATCTATATCTTTTCCTGGTTTTCCCGTAGACCAATAAAGCTGTCCATTTATCCAAGTGGCTCCACACTTCTGACACTGTTTGCTCTTGATCGACATATCAGACAGATCAGGCATAGTGTTATTTATATGTCTTAAATATTTTAGATTACTTATATCTTTTGTAACGCACGGTAGGTTAATTAAAACAAAAAAAAGACCCCTCCCGAAGGAAAGGTCTTGTCCGTGTTCCCTCTGATCTTATCAGGAAGGAGAGGTAGAGGTGTAGACCTGAGACTCGGTAAGTCCGTCGGGCTGCAGGGCAACGTCCTGACGCTCGGGCGGCTCATCGGGAATGATCCAGCAGACTTCGCAGATTGCGAGAGCCTTGTCATCACCAGCAAGTTTGTTGACACCGGCACGGGGGTCATAGACACCGGAGCCTTGTGCCAGACCGGAAGCGGCAGCACCGCCCAAGTCAGTTGTGGTGAACAGCTTCCAGGTGGTCTCGGATCCAAGTGCAGCCCAGCTGCTGGAATCGAAGATGTTTGTGGAAGCAGTGCTGCCATTGGCAATGGCGCTGTTAGCACCAGTGATGGTTGCACCGAACTGACCGGAGACGACAGTGCCGTCATCCTTAAGACCAACGCCCACAGCGGGAACGAGGGTCAGTTCAGGGGTAGCGTCAGCACCTGCAACGCCGCTGCTCACGATGTCGCCGCCGCTTAAGCGCAGGGAAGCGCGATAAACGTAGGCGGAAGCGGGAACTGCGATGCCGTCGGTGATGTCGGCCCGGACATCCTTGTGGAAGTCGGGGGACGGAACGATGACATTTGCGTTCAGGAAAGGCTGCTCAGCGGAGTTCTGACCAGAGCCGTAAGGCTTGGTGTAGTAAGCCAGCTGATTGTTGGTGCCGAGAGCCTGGTAGCTCAAGTCGACATAGCCAACAGCCTGTTGTGCAATCCATCCAGGCTGGAAGACAACACCAACAGGACCGCCGACAGGCTGTCCAGTCAGGTTTGTATCAACGCCGTTGGCGTTTTCATACTGGATGGTCTTCGTTTCGTGCCAAAAACGAAGAACGTTCGTGTAGTTACCAGGATAGATCTTGGCAACGTGAAGCTGATTGGGATTGATCGCCATAGTTAATTACCTCCTCAAGCGTCGAAAGAGTAGGCAATGGTGGCGAAATCAGCGTTCAGAAGCTCGAAGCCTGCATAGAGGCTCCAGATCATCATGATGAAACGGCTGAAGTCGTCATTGTTGTTGAGAAGCACCTGGGCGTTGTTGCCGCCGATGCCCACACCAACAGATTGAGGACCAAAGAACATGCCGATTGCAGCGTTGTAGTCAGCTGCAGCACCACCGATGGTGGCGTTTTGCGTTTGGGAAGGCATGTTGGTGGATTCGAAGAATCGCACGCCTTCAAAAACGAAGCCGGTCGGCATAATAGGCTCGCCAGCCACGAAAGTAGCTTGGCCGAACCCTTGACCCATGTAGATGCTCGCGTTCGGCTGCATAGCCGACATGAGCGGGTTAATTTGACCATTGCCGGGGTAGCGAGCCACCTCACGGAAGTCACTGTTCTGACGCAAGTGCATCAGGAAAGTGGGGTCACAAACGCAGCGGTAGAAACCGTCCTGGTAGGTCGGAGTGTTGCGCTTACGCAGGGACTTAACCACACGGAGGAGGTCGTCCTTAACGTCGAACTTGGCTTGTTCGGCGTTGTTGTAAGTAAGAGCGCCAGTCGCGAGATCGCCGGGGAAGTAGTAACCGCCCTGGGTATCAGAAGACTGACCTTTTGAGACAGCTTTCAGGAGTTCGTTGATAAACACCCGATCGCGCCACCTTCTATAGTCGTCCAGCAGGGTCAGGCTGCCGATTGACTGGTGGAAAGTGGTCAGGTTGCCCGTATCCAGCAGCAAACGCTGTGCTGTGATAAGAGTTTCCCGAGCAATCTTGAACGTTGAAGGTTGAGTTGGATCAGCAGGATCTGCAGGTCCGGTATACTCTTTCAAGGTCACAAGGACCTTGTCCTTCACGATATTACGGCTATTTGCAGTACCAATGGTCTGCTCAGCCGTACGTTCCCGAGATTCTTTGGAGCCGGGGTTACCGAAGAAGCGGTAACGGTCGAGCTGAACAGTCTGACCAGGCTGCTTAGAGAAGTCATGAACGACCACCGGTTCGGCGGCCATCTCGACGATATAGGCAGGATGGGGACGGTAAAGCTCCGCACCAAGAATCTTGGGGAAATCATTATCGATAAACATCGATAAATGTCCGCAAGAAACTACAAAATTATCTTAGCTGTTAGTTAGTTACAACTACATAGCTGATGTCTTGTTTTTAGCGTTAAATACCTTTTTGATTTGAACTGTTGACTGTAGAACTAAAGGTGCGGATCATGCCTCTAATACCTTCGCCAAGAACTCCATAGACACCGCCGTAATTTGGAACATACCGAGTAGATCTGCCTCGATACGTACCCCTAACGACTGAATTAGTCCCGTCAGCGGTTTCACCAGGAGGCACGCGAGCTGTGACAGCTTCTGTCCACGTCTGACAGTAGACAGGCGTGTTGTAAACCCAATCTGCCCTAGATCCTGTTGTACCTTGTGTGGGATTCGTCAGAAGAGGAAACTGAGATAAAGGATATGCAACAGGGCCGCCAGTTATGCCTTGTGTAGACGAATTACCCTCAGGAGTTTCGAAAGGACTGTAAAACTGATTATCCGGTGGGTTATTTCCGTAAGAAATGTATGGTCCAATGTCTTTCAGGCC